GCGGGACAGGTCCTCCTGGACCACGGGCCGGACCACCTGCTCCATGTAGTCCGGGACGGAGAGGCCGGCGGCCACGGCCGCCATCTTCATCTCCACTTCATGGTCGTTGGACAGCTCCACGCGGTACTTCTTGGCCTTCGGGGCATCACTCTTGGCCTTCGGGGTGTCACTCATCGGTCAGTCTCCTGGTAGTAGAACTCACACTTCAAGGCCAAGGCCTCATTGGGAGTCAGGGCGTTCTTGGCGTCACGGTAGACGCGGGGTTCGGTGTAGCGGAGGACGGGGCGGCCGCCGGACACCCGGAGCCAGATGCGCTCCCCGGTGTTGCGGCGGAGGGGCGCCCAGCCGGCAAGGGGCGGCCCGGCCAGTACGATGGACCAGGACACCCGCTTCCCGACGGCCAACAGCAGCTTGCGGCGCACGCGGTCCGGGGTCAGTCGGGGGCTCACTCCTCACCCCCCGGCCACCGCCCGAGGGCAGCGGCGGCGGCGATGCAGGCGCGTCCGAGGGTCGGTGCCTCAACGCAGCCACCACCCGACAGATAGATGCACCACCACGAGCAGTTGCGGGCCGTCGCGTTCCGGAACGGTGGGAACACCTGCCGGACGCCGTCACCCAGCAGCCGAAGCAGGCACCCGGCGGTCGCGGGGTCGTCGGGGTCGGGAGCGGGGAAGATGGCGTGGTCGTATGGGCCTGCGTCGTCCTCCCACAGTCGATCGACGTAGTTCTCGCTCGCTCCCGTTGACGCGCTGAAACCTCCGTAGAAATACCGCATCCCCGCCATCCACCGCCAACCCGGCAGGCTGACGGCGAGGCGGCCCCACTCCTCTGCGGTGCGGCTCATTCCTCACCTCCGTAAACCGGCGCCAGCCACGCTCGCGGCACCCAACCGGGGCACCCGTCGGCCTCGGGGCGGGGCATGGTGCCCGGCTCCGTCGCCACATGGGCGTCGACCCACTCCATGACCGGCGCGTAGAGGTCGGAGCCATCCATGACAAGGCAGTAGTGGTAGTCGTCGTCGAGGTCGTACCAATCCCGGGCGCAGCTGTAGCAGTTGCGGCGGGGTCGCCATTCCGGGCGACTCATGCGACCCCCCACAGCGGCGCCGGGCGTCCCCCGGTGGGGCGGAACTCCCAGCCCACCAGCCGGATGGCGCCCTCCTCCCGGAACTCCTTGATGTAGTAGTCGGCCGTCTTCGGGTTGATGCCGACGTGGGCGGCCAACTCCTGGGTGGTGACCGCGCGCAACGTCTCCACCAACTCCAAGATGAAGGTGCGGCGGGAGCGGAGGCGCCGGTGGACACCCACCAGGCCGTAGACGTTGCGGGTGCGGCCCCGGGCCTCCCCTCGCACCGTCATCACGACTTCGACCAGGCCGAAGCGCTGCAGGCGCCGCATGGCATCGTGGGTGGTGCTCATGGCGTAGCCGGACCGGCGGGAGGCGTCTCCCTTGGTGAGGGGGCCGTACCGCCGCAGGGCGGTCAGAATGTCCTCATGGGACGGGGGAAGGTGGGGCCGGGCGTTCACTCTTCCCCCTTCGGGACGCTGAACTCCTCGACGGGGAAGACGGGGTTGATGAGTTCCCGGGTGACTTCCAGCGTCCAGTCGTTGTTGATGCGGTAGCTGGCGTGCTTCCACCGGCCGGTGTTGTAGTCCCGCACGCGCGCGTTCTCAGGGAGGCGGACACGCGCGGCGCCCAAGAGGCCCATGTGGTAGCGGTCCGGCGGGGCGAACTCGAAGGTGACCGCGCCCCAGGACCGGAGGCCCTTCTGGCCCACGTGAACGTCGAGGGTCCACGGGGTGTCCAGGCCCTCCATCCGGTCCTGAATGTCGCGGGCCATGGTGTGGAGGTCCACCAGGGTCAAGACTTCGGAGTCGGTAGGCTTCCCCATCACAGCACCAGCATCCAGAACCACATGGCCAGCATGATGCCGGCGGCCGCGAAGATGCTGAACAGCAGCTCCCCGAGGTCCGTGGACGGCGGGGTCGGCGGGGTCGGGTAGTCGTCGGGGTTGTAGTCGTCGGTGGGGTCAAGCGGGTGCATACCGTATTCCATGTGGCTCTCCTGGGGTGGCGTGGTGTCTCCCACGCTCCACACTGGAGTAATGGAGTAGCGGAGGAATGCAACAAGAAAAGCACCAAAAGCCCGCCAGCCCCAAATACCCGTTGACGCTTGCACTATTCTACCGAGAAGTAGCCCCCTCAAACCTGACCTTTCGGCCACAGTGCGGGGTTGACAAGTTGACGTGTCTACCCTGCACTGTGAGGATTACCATTCTTCCTCCCTTATAGGGCAATAGTGCAAGGCAGTGCAGGGTTATTCCTATAGAGCAATGGAGTGATATGTATACTACATACGGAGGGCCTAAACCCTGCACTACCCTGCACTATCTCCCGAAAGCCGGGGAAGACCGCATAGTCTCACAGTGCATGGTAGACGGGTCAACCCTGCACTGTAGGAATCACCTAAGGAGTCCCCATGGACCACCCTGTTGAGCCCCGAGTCCTCACCCCGGCACAGATTGACCGCTCCCTGGCCGAGCTGGCGCCGGATGCCATCGCCTGCATTGAGCGGGCCTTGCGTGGCACCCAGTCCCCCAACCGCACGGTCCTGGACACGGCCTTCCGGGTCCTGGACCTGGCCCGGGGGTACGAAGCCCCCGAGCTGGACACCCCCGAGGTGGAGGAGCTGCGGAACGTGTTGACCCTGGTTGGGGAGTGAAGGCCCGCCCCTTCGTCCCCGGGAGGGTGCCGCCGGGGATGACGCTGCGGGTGGAACACCTGTTGTCGGACCTGTCCGCCTTCTCCCAGCTCCACCAGGTCCAGGACAAGGACAGCAAGAAGCCCCGGCCCTTCGTGCCCTCCCCGATGCAGCGCAAGATATTCGCGGCCGTCGAGGCGGGGCACAAGCGCATCATCGTCATCAAGGCGCGCCAGGTCTACGCCACCACCGGCTGCAAGATGGTGCTCCACTGGATGGCCACGGCCACCCGCTTCGAGGCCATGCACGCCGTCATCTCCATGCGGGACGACTCGGCCACGGCCTTGTTGAACGACGCCCGCCGTTGGCTCCAGGACCCGCCCGCCCTGCTACAGCGCCCCATCCGCACCCAGGCGCGCGGGTGCATCCAGTACGATGACACCGGCGCCAGCCTGCAGGCCTTCACGTCGAGGTCCAACACCGGCCTCCGCTCCTTCACCCCTGCAGCGGCGGTCCTCTCGGAGGCGGCCTTCGCGCCGGACCTGGAGGAGACCATCGCCCAGCTCGACGCGGCCGTAGGGGAAGGGCTGCTCATGGTGGAGAGCACCGCCAACAACCCCGGGGACTTCTTCTCCCAGCTTGTCCGGGCCGCCCCGGAGAACGGCTGGCACCTCCTGACGATGTGGTGGTGGGAACACCCCGCCTACGAAGACCCGCCGGACATGGTGCCGGCGGACTTCATGGACAGTCTGTCCGATTACGAACGCGACATACAGCGGGAGTACAGCCTACGGCCGGGCCAGCTCCACTGGCGGCGCCGGACGGAGAAGCGCATCGGGTCCACCCACAAGTTCCGCCGGGAGTACCCCGGGTGTATGGATGACTGCTTCCTGGACCGGGAGGGCGGGTACTTCGAGGACGAACTCCTCGGGAACATCCACGTCGTGGAACACCAGCTCCACGGGGAGAGCCACGGCCGGGAGATTGAACCGCCGCACCCCCATGACCGGTACGTGATGGGCGTGGACATCGGGGGAGGCGTCGGGGGCGACTACTCCGCCCTTTGCGTGGTGTCCGTCTCCACCCGCCAGGTGGTCTACACCGAGCGAAACAACCGCGTGACACCGGCGGCCTGGTCCCACCGCGCTATCCAGGTAGCCAGCCGCTACAACCAGGCGCTGGTTCTGGCCGAGTCCAACAACCACGGCCACGCCTTCCTCCTGGAAATGGACCACTGTGGGTACCGGCAACAGTGGCGCGGACCGAAGGGGAAGCCGTGGGTGACCAGCCTCCAGTCGAAGCTGGACGCCTTCGACACCTTGCGCGAAAGCCTGCAGCTAATCCAGATTCTGGACCGGCCCACCTGGTTGGAGCTGCGGTCCCTCACCATCCCCGCCGGGAAGGTGGCCCCCGAGGCGCCGAAAGGCTCCCACGATGACGCGGCGATGGCCTGCGCCCTCGCCTACCGTTGCCTCCGGGATGTTCCTGCCACGTGGCGCACGCACGCGCTACACTCCCAACGAACGCGGATAGATGACCTCATCGCGGCCAGCCGTGCCCGGCGCATCCGTTCTTCTTCCCTGCCCTTCTGAGGCCCCCGATGCTCGAACCCTCGGACATTCGCGACATTTGCGAACAGCATGACCTGTACTGGGACCAGCGGCGGGACCAGCTACGGGAGCTGCGGCGCCTCTACATGACGCGCTTTTGGGAGTCCGAGACCTACCCCACCCTTGACGGCATCCTCCGCACCGAGGTCCCCAAGGCCTACGCCGTGGTGGAGTCCTACCTGGGAAGCCTCTACGCCAAGAACCCGGCGGTTCGGGTGGAACCGGACCTCCGGGACCGGGGCAACCCCGAGGTGGCCCAGGCCACGGCCAACCAGTACCTGCTCACCATCCGGGAGCAGCTCGAAGACGCCACCCGCCTGGCGCTCATCTACCCGTGCGCCTTCATGAAGCTGGCGCCGGTGGAGTCCGTGGACCCGTTGAAGCGGGTGTCCTGCGCTGCACTCCCGCCCTGGGAGGTCATCGTGGACGCCACGGCCTGCAGTTGGGACCAGCAGCGCCACGTAGGCCACGTGTACCTCATGCCGGTGGCCGAGGCCTCGGAGCGCTACGGCAAGGAGTCCACGGAGTTCAGGACCCGGGCGTACTCGAAGTGGATTGAAGCCACGGGCATTGCCGGGAAGGACACCATGTTGGGCATTGACTCCAACGCGGGGGCCGTGCCCGACTCGGACCGGTGGGTCCGCATCGTGGAGCTCTACGACCTCCAGGAAGACCGGCTCCTGGTGTGGTCGCCCGACCACCAAGACGGGGACGCCTACCTCTTCGAGGGGGTCCGCGTTCAGGTGGGCGCCCTCGACCCCGAGGCCGAGGCCGAGGCCGAGACCCCCGAGGGTGAGATTGTCCACGAAACCACGGGCATCCCCTACAAGAGTGCGTCCGGCCGCCCCGTGGTGCCCATCCTCCCGCTCTACTTCTCGCGCGACCCGGACACCCCGCTCCGGGGCTACAGCCTCATCCACCGCAGCCTGGACCAGTTCCGGGAGATGAACGTGATGAGGACCTACCAGGCCCAGGGCGTCCGGCGGATGGCCCGCCAGTGGATGGTCCGGGCCGGCTTCCTCTCCGAGGACTCGTGCGCGAAGATTAGCCAGGGCCTCGACGGGGAGTTCGTGGAGGTGGACCTGGCGCCCGGGGCGGACCTGGCCGGCAACATTCTGCCGGTCCCCCAGGCCCCCATCCCCGGCGATATCGCCGCCTATGCGACCACGGTGGACATGGATATCCGGGACGCCGGCCTCCTGGCGCCGTTCACCCGTGGGGAGGTCACCAGGTCCACGGCCACGGAACAGAACCTCCTGGCCGCCTACACCTCCTCCGAGCTGGGACGGATGGCCCGCATCCGGGATGCGGTCATCACCGGCCTGGCGCAGACCTACAACGTGATGTTGTCGGTGGTCCTCGGGGATGACGCGAAGCCCCTGGCCCTGCCCAACCCGGTAGGCCCCACCATCCTCTCCGCCGATGACCTCACCGGTGACTTTTCGTATTGGGCCGTGGACGCGGGCACCACGCCCATGAGTGACCTGGCCAAGCAGCAGAGCCTGGAGCGCCTGGCGCCCATCTTGGTCCAGCTCGGGGCGGACCCGGCCCTCATCCTCGAAGAGATGGTCCGGGTGTTCCAGCTCCCGGAGAACCTGTCTACCCCTGCCCCGCCTCCCCCCGAGGTGGCAC